TTAATATAAAATTATAATTTAACCATATTTATAATAAAATACATATATAACAAATGGGATATTTAAATAACGCGGTCGTAACAGTAGACGCAATTTTAACAACTAAAGGTAGACAATTACTAGCCCAAAATGATGGTTCTTTTAGAATTACTCAATTTGCCTTAGCAGACGATGAAATCGATTATACTATGTATAACCCTAATCATCCATCAGGCTCAGCATATTATGGTGAGGCCATTTTAAATATGCCTTTATTAGAAGCATTTCCTCAAGAAACCCAAATCATGAAATATAAATTAACTACTTTACCTCGTGGTACTGCTAAGTTACCTATTCTTGATTTAGGTTACACCGCTATTGTAATTAAACAAGGTGCTTCACTTGCTATTACACCTCAAACATTAAATTATTTTGGTGGAAATACTTATGAATCATCAGGATATACTGCAACTATTTCTGATGTACGTTTAATGAGTACTTTTGAAGGAGTAGGTATTAATACACCTCAAGCTCAAGCTTTAAATAGCACTACTACATTAGGTACTAATGTATCTAAAACGGTTGTTGGTACTACAATTAATATTAGAGCAACTACTGTAAATACATTATTTGGTTCAAATACTCAATTACAAGCTACATTAACTGTAGAAGGTAGAGATAGTGGAGCAAGATTAACCATCCCAGTAACAGTAACAAAAATATCATAAAATATAAATAAACATGTCATTCAATCGTTTAGCACCTGAAGATTTTGTAATTAGTGCCGACTCTGTAACTGCACCATTATGGTCAGGAGGTGCTCCAACTTTAACATCGTTCTATACCTCTTCGGTTCAAGAAGCAGGTTCATCCGGAGATTTTTATTTAAATGTTTATCAAACTGCTTCAACTGAAGCTGCAGCTGAAATACAATTTGCTATAGCTTATGGAGATAAAAACGGTAGCGGTAGTTTTTTGTATAATCCAGCAGTTGATGGAGCTTCTCCTACTAGAACTATTTATGGACAATATAGAAATTTAGTTTTAGGAGACGAATATTCAGATTTTGTTTTTGGAGGAGTATCCCAACCTAATTTTATAGCAATATCCATTGACAGAAATCGCTACAAACAATCTTTACTTCCGGGTACATGGACATTAACTTTAACAGCAGGTTCTTCAATAAATCTAACAGATAATAGTTTAATAGCTTCATCAGTAGTATTTAATGATGCTGGTAGAGTTTACCAAATAATTCAGGGATCTGCAGGAGTTGTTGATCCTAGTAATGTTAATGGAGGCTACAGTGCTACTAATGGGTCATATGGTTTATTTTTACCCGATATTGGAGTATTATTATTAAATGCTAAAGCTCTTAATGGAAGTATTGGTTTATCTTATACTCTTGGTTCTAATACCCAAGGTCAAAGCAATCAATATATGTTTGCCGCTTTTGTAGATGGAGGTGGATTTACAATGAATAGTCAAGAAACTATTTCCTCAGATTACATATTTGTAAGAGCACGAAACGCAGAATTTAACTACTCAGAAAATCCAAGTTTTATTTCTGGTAGTAATGGTGAAGTAACATTTAGTTCTTTTATAAATAATCCTCAAACATTTCCTACAACTATTGGATTGTATAACGATAATAATGAATTATTAGCTGTAGCTAAACTTTCAAGACCTTTATTAAAAGATTTTACAAAAGAAGCCTTAGTAAGAGTTAAATTAGATTTCTAAAATGAATGGGAGCTTACAAGCAATTTCTAACATCAGATATAATAATTACTCCATTTGAAGTACATAAAGGATTTACCTTTAATGGTGCTGCTCAACTAACTGGAAGTAATGTAGGTATAGATAGATTTTTAGGAACTAATGTAACTACTTCTTTATTCGAATCAGGATCTGATCCTATTACAGGACAAATAACTACTCAATATCAAAGATTAATTTATAGTTCTATAAAGGAACTTTATTATTCTAATTATTTGACTACTTCAAGCGGAAGTCCAATAAATCAACCTATATTAATTCCTGGAGTAGATTCAGAAGGAGATAGATTAGTAGGATCAACTTACAATCCAGCGTATTATAATTATTTACAAACTACTTTATTCTATCCTAGATTTTTTCCAACACAATCTGAAGCTACAATAGGAGTATTATCTATTCCTTCTAAATTATTTGGAGATTTTATTATGCCTACTTCTGTGTTAATAGTCACAGACAGTGGTAGTTTTACAGATGATGGAGAAGGTAATCTAATTAGTGGATCTCAAATTGTAGGAAATGTAATCTATACTCATGGTATAATTACATTAACTGGTAACGACGCAATTTACGCCCCAGCATCCTCGGGTGGCTCTTCGGGTGGATCAGCAAATGCTTCAAGATATGCTTCAGCTTATTATTTAAGTTCAAGCGCAGTTCCTGGAGTAGTTTATAGATATGGAGCTAACGCAACTGCTGGAGGAAGTAGTTGGGTAAATAATATCTCAAATTTAATAACATCGAATAATATATCTGTTTCATTTTCAAGTTCATATAATATATATGAAACCCAATACAAATGTACTATTAGAGAAAACGAATTCAATTTTACTTTAAATCCAAGTACTATTTCAGGTAGCTATGATACAAGTAGTAATGCAGGAACAGCTTATGGTTTTGTAACTGAATCATATTTCTCTCCATATATCACTACCGTAGGTTTATATGATGAAATGCAAAATTTATTAGCAATTGGAAAATTGTCTCAACCTATTCCTTCCTCACCTACAACAGATACAACAATATTAATTAATATAGATAGATAAATGTGGTTATACCAAAATCAAGTTATAGAAAAAATAGAAGACTTTCCTGAAAATACGTTTGGTTTTATTTATAAAATTATTAACAAAGAAACAGGAAAATTTTATATTGGTAAAAAACAACTAATGTCTAATACCAATGTTAAATTAGGCAAAAAAGAACTTGCCGCTTTACCAGTACAACAAGGTAGAAAACCCACTAAAAAATTAGTTATAAAAGAATCAAACTGGAGAGAATATTGGGGTAGTAACAAATATCTTTTAGATGATATAAAAAATTTAGGACAAGATAAGTTTCAACGCGAAGTTCTTATTATATGTCCTAATAAAAAACTCTTAACATATTGGGAATTAGCAATGCAATGTAAATACGATGTATTACAAGTAGATTGCTATAATGATAATTTATTAGGAAAATTCTATAGAAAAGATTTTACCTCTTAAGTTTGGTTTTTTAAACATTTTATTGTATTTTAACGGTTATGATAAATAATGCTCTAGTATTTTTGATAGATTCTGTTTTAGGTAAAGGTAAACCTACATCTAAAGGCAACAGAGCATACCACTGCCCCGAATGTAAACACCATAAATTAAAATTAGAAATTAATTTAAGTGAAACATCACCTCATTTTCAATTTTATCAGTGTTGGGTTTGTGGATTTAAAGGTAAAAAATTAACTACATTATTTAAAAAATTAGAAGTAGATCCTAGCAAAATCAGCCAGTTAAGACTTTTAGTAAAAACTGATGGAAAACAGATTGAAGTAGTTGATGATAAAAAAGCAATACTACCTAAAGAGTTTATTTCACTTGTAAATCCTCCATTAAATAGTTTAACAGCTAAACATGCTGTTTATTATTTAAAAAATAGAGGTATTACTCGAGATGATGTACTTAAATATAATATAGGTTATTGTGAGTTTGGTATATTTTCTAATATGATTATTATTCCTTCGTACGACGCGAATGGAAATCTCAATTATTTTACCGCAAGAAACTTTGATAAAAACTCATCTATTAAATATAAAAATCCTGACGTCACTAGAGATATCATTGGTTTAGAGCATTTTATTAATTGGAATGTACCTATTATTTTGTGTGAAGGTATGTTTGATGCCATTGCTATTAAACGTAACGCAATACCTTTATTAGGCAAAACAATCCAGAAAAATTTAATGAAACGTATTATTAATTCAACAGTTGAAAAAATATATATTGCTTTAGATAAAGATGCTGTAAAGCAGGCTTTAAACTTTTGTGAAACACTAATGAACGAAGGTAAAGAAGTTTATTTAGTGGATCTTGAGGACAAAGATCCAAGCGAGATGGGTTTTATAAAATTTACAAATTTAATTCAAAATACTTTACCATTAACCTTCTCGAATTTACTCGAGAAAAAACTACAAACAATATGATTGAAAAAAACGTAAATATCAATAAAAAAAGTGTTAAAAGATTAGTAGAAATAGATTCTGAATCTAAACGAGTTAATATATTAGATAACAGGTATTATAGTAGAAATAATAAACTATATCCATCTGTTACAAGTATATTACAATTTATGCCTAAAAATAAATTTTTTGAAAATTGGCTTAAAGATGTAGGACATAATGCTGATTTTATAGCTAAAAAAGCCGCTGAAGAAGGTACACAGGTTCATGAAGCTGCTGAAAGATATCTTAAAGGCGAAAAAATACAATGGATAGATGAAAATGGAATATCTAAATACTCTTTAGAAGTATGGAAAATGATACTCAAATTTCATGATTTTTGGTCTACATATAAACCAACTTTAATTGAGAGCGAAATCCATTTATTTTCAGATATATACACATACGCAGGTACTTGTGATTTAGTAATAGAATTAGGTGGTAAAAAATGGCTACTAGATATTAAAACCTCAAATTCTTTACATACTAGTCACGACTTACAACTTTCAGCATATGCTCAAGCATGGAATGAGTTATATGAGGAAAAAATTGACAATGTAGGTATATTGTGGTTAAAGTCATCAAAACGTGGTGAAGATAAAAAAGGCGATAAAATTCAAGGTAAAGGTTGGGAATTATATAAACCTGAAAAATCTATTGAAGAAAATCTAAAATTATTCGGATATATACATGAATTGTATAAGTTGGAACATCCTGAACCTAAGGCATCAGATGAACAACTTCCAACAGAAATTCAAATTGTTTCAAGCATTTAACATATTTATACAGGACTTGACTTAATCAAGTTTTATATGTACTTATAGTTAAATTGTAAATTAAATGCTTTCATTAGTTAAAGAACTTATACAACCTTTATTACAAGAAGGATGTGGTTGTCAACATCCACAACCACCAACAGATCTTAAACAAGCTATAGTACTATTAACTAAACATATGCTTGATCGGGGTTTAAATATCAAACCTTTACCTAAATTAAAAATAATAAACAACGATTCTAAAAACGCTGAAAACATATTAGGTAAAACAGCATATTATAATCCAAGCGATTGTTCAATCACTTTATATACATTAAATCGTCATCCAAAAGATGTGTTACGTTCTTACTCACATGAAATGATTCACCGCATTCAAGACAACGAAGGTCGATTAAATAATGTTAACAATACTAATACTAACGAGGATTCTAACTTACAAGAGTTGGAAAAAGAAGCGTACCTTAACGGAAACATAATTTTTAGAAATTGGGAAGACTCAATTAAAAATAAATAACTATGAAATTTAAATATAGATTAATAGAA